CTTGTTCGCGCGCTGTCCTATTTGGTTTGCGAGGTTTTTTATGCTAGTAGCGCTGTAGCCCTTACGCATGGGATCATACTTTTTTGGTGGAGACATTTTATATGTACTGAGATTACTTTTTACAACCGGGATTCGTTTGTAAAAAGTAAATTGCTCTTAACGGGGCTCGAACCCGTGACTTTGGCGTGCCTTTGTGAGAATAAACTCACACAAATATACTTAGGTATAAGCACCACACTCTAACCAACTGAGTTATAAGAGCTCTTCTTCTACTGTATATTACACGTATCTACTCTTTAAACTAGTTGAAAGTGTAAACGATGTCCATGTATAAATCATCGTCTAAAAACGTCTTCAGGATATCTATGATTGCTTGGTTTTTTCTACACACCGCGCCGACCATCGCGGGATAGGCCATCACCTCCATGTATTCATGGAAGTAGTCACCTAACGCGGTTTCGCACGTGTTCACAAAAATCATGAACATCTCGAGCGCGAGTTTCTTGTCTTCTTGGTCGGTAATCCAGTAAAGACTGAAGTTTTCGTAATCATCGTTTCCATTTCCAGCATCTTCGTACACGTGATTTACGTGTTCGAGGATTTGGTGTTCGAGCTTACGAAGCCCGTCGAGGTCGCCGTTTCTGATAGCACGTTGGAGTTCCATTTTGTTTGATTTGATTTATGTAAACACGTACAGTGACTTAGGTTATATTTACACACTCTCCCCTCTAGAAAGTTCAAATGATTTGTTACCTCGACTTCTTTTGAGCCACCGCGCGATCGCGTGTCTGACTTTGGTATCTGAACCGTTATCCGAAGACTCTTCTATCACGTTTAGACCGTTACACACGTCTGGTTTGTTATCTTTATCCGGGAAGGTCTTATTGAATTCACATATAGTAGAGTGTGGTATATCAGGTGCCTCATCTAAAAGGCGATCGTATTCTTGTCTCTGTTTATTGACAAACTCTAGAGCATCCATGCTTCGATGTTCAGCATCTAGGGACAATTCCATGTCTATATTTCTATAAAATTTGGAGTACTGTATACACATAGACGAGTGCGCTTCCATCATACTGGAGCTGTTACTGAACTTGGATACAGACGTGAGTATACCTGCGATGACGTTAAGGAACGCAAACGTGTATTGGAAAATGATAATATTCCTTCTCATATCGGACGAAATATTATCATCACTCGGGTTAAGGACGGCAAAACCACCGACACCGGTGATACTGGATATTATGATACAGGGGTAGGTAAGCATATCTGTCAACCACTTGTAGTGTAACCTTGCGTGGTTGTGTAGCCATCTGTATCCTGCGGCTTTCTCCGCCCATCTCCTGAGGAGCCTCTCTTCACGATCACACCAGTGGTGGACATGGTCGTTCATTAGTTATTTCTCAGAAAATATGTTTGCCTGTCGCCTCGCCAATCCATCGACCTCGTTATTTTTCGCGTTCGTGGAGTGTGCCTTCACCCACTCGATGTTAATCACTCGCATTTTTTTCATCAATTCTAGAAGACGGCTCCAAAGAACCTTATTTTTCACTTCACCACCCGCGGCTGTGCGCCAACCATTGGCGATCCATTTTTTACACCACTCCGTGAGTCCCAATTTAACGTAACGACTGTCTGTGTATATCACGACTTCGAGTTCACCGAGTTCGATACACTTTTCGAGTGCACGAATCACTGCCGTCATTTCCATGATATTGTTCGTACTCGTATGAAACCCACCCTCGACCACGAATTCGGGGTCATAACACTTGGCCGCCCATCCACCCGGTCCTGGATTGTGTAGACAGCTCCCGTCTGTGTAAACTTCAATCATTCTTACACACTTATGATTTTTTAACTTTAAGCAAAATGTTTTTCGAAAAAAAAATATTTTTTTTACTTTCTTTTTTCGAAAAAAAGTTTTCAAAATAAAAATAATTTTTTACTAATTATGTTTGTTGATCATATTTCTGATATTTCTGTTAATGTTGTTATTACCGAACCCCTTGTCAAACACGACAAAGTAAAGAATCATCGCGAGAAATATCAACATGAACGTGATTCCAATCCAAAGACCAGTCTTACTTCTTTTGCCCGTTTCTTCGGCCATCTTGTATGTTTACTATACACGAATATAAAATTTAAAAGCGAGTGTGTCGTTTTTAAATTTTATGTTTTATTACAAAGTTTTCTAATAAACCAACTTAGTTGGAGAAGGCGAGGCCACCCATACCGGATTGGATACGGAGGACGTTGTAGTTGGTCGCGAACATGCGGAGAGTGGTCTTACCAGTCGCATCGGAGCGAGCCTTGATGGCGACTTGGGCGTTGTCGATGCGAGAGAAGTTGCACGTACCGGTTGGTTGGTGCTCTTCTGGCTTGAGCGCGAAGGAGTAAGCGTAGACACCTGGCGCTGGGGAGCCGGAGTGGTGAACGAATGGTTGGACGGTGTTGAAGTACTTGCCCGATTGTTCCTTGAAGCGGTCTTGGCCGTTGAGGACAAGCTTGAAGGTGTCGAGGGTACCGGTGGCATCTTCGGAGAGGTCATCGACCGCAGAGGTGAGAGCCATTGGCGCACCGAGGAAGGAGCCAGAGATGAAGCAGTTGGATTCAGTGGTACCACGCGCGAGGTTCGCGGTGACGGTTGGGGAACCGGCGGACGTTTGCCAGCTGTCGGTACCGTCATCGAGGCAGAAGACGAGTTCCTTGACTGGGTGGTTGTAAGACAAGCGCTTTTGGACTTCCGAACCGAGAGTGACGGTGTCGGTGCCAGTGTGTTGCACTTGCTCGATGAGGTATTCGTGACCCTTTTGCGCGAATCGGCGGCGCTCTTCGGTGTCGAGGTAGATGTAGTTGGCCCAGACCTTGAAGGTGGAGCCATCAGTGACGGTCGCGAAGTCGGACGACAAATCGAAGTCGAGGCGGACTTCGTGGTATTGGAGGGCGATCAATGGAAGCGCCAAACCTGGGTTGCGGTTGAAGAAGAAGAGGAGTGGGAGGAAGATCTTCTTGCCAGTGGTGACGGCAGTGGTCATCTTACCGTAGTTGCTCTTCTTGGCTTCGTCCAAGTAGAGCTCAGAGTACAAACGCCACCACTTTTGGTAGTGCTTGTCGATGCGTTGGCCACCGATGGACAATTCGACATCCTTGACCATGCGCTCGGCCAACCAGGCATCATCGGAACCAGCAGTGGAACCGGCGACAGATTCGACGTACATGTCCGCGACAAGGTCACCGTTGCGGGCAATGGTGACGGAGACGCGACCGTTGGCACCTGGGGTACCGTTCACGGTTTGTTCGATGTTTTCCATAGCGAAGTTCGTGTGACGCTTGTACACGGCTTGGAAGAAAGTGACTTTTGGGTTGCCCGTAAGATAGACATCTTGGGCACCGTACGCGACGAGTTGCATGAGACCGCCGGCCATTGTGAGAGTTTTGTACTATATACCAAGAAAATAATTTCGCGAAAAAACACAGTTCGATTTTTCCTGGTGTATTGTAAATGTCTACTGAAGAAAAGTACCCAGAGGAGCCAATACCCGAAGAAATCGAGGAAACCGATGAGGAAGAATTTGAGGACGAAGAATCTGAGGACGACGAAGAAATCATGTACACCTCCGACATCGACCTCGAAGAAGAGCCAATGATGGAACTCGACATTGGTGGCATCTTGGGTTCTGTGCTGACCACCGAAGATGGTGACACTGTATGCACCGCCCTGATGAGTATTTCTAAACAAATCGAAATGCAAAACAGGATCATGATCAAGATTCTTTCTCAACTCCAAAAAAATGCTTAGAAAAATGAATCGTATGTACTATAAGGGGTCATGCTGGATACACACTTCATAAACCAGGATGCAAATCCGGAGGAGACGAATCAGGTCATGTGGTCGAACATGATTCAAGGTCTCAACCCGGAACAACTCATAAACTTTTTGACCCAATTGGAAGACATGTGGGATATACAACGACGGGATGATGAAGGCGTTTCCTTTCAACTGGGTTTTAAAAATTTTTTCGCATCACACGAACTCAATCCTGAATCAGGATTACCGTGTAATAACGTGGATATAGAGTGTATCTCAGCGAAACATCAAAGAATGAATCTTCAACTCGGGCAACTCTATCACCGAGCAGACACCTTGAAAATTCTGGATTTGGATGATGGGGATGACATGAAAATCTCCGTGAGAATCAATCGCCTGATAGATCAAGTGGATGACTCGTGGCAGATCGTATTTAGACACACTCGTATTTACGAGCGCATCAACAATCCGACGTACATTCCTATCAACCCGGAGACGGATCCATCCATCTTCAGATGTTCGACCATTTCGAATAGCGAAGAATTGAGCCCTTATCAACAAGCTATTTTGACTATTCTCAAAAAGTTGTACGAAGGTAACATCAAGAGATACAAAGGGCACTGCTGTAAGCAGATCAGAACCGAAGATGGATACGACACTCGCGCATGGAAACAAGAGCAGAGAATCCAAGAATATGTGTATGGTGTGGCACAAAAAGAAACGGAGTTTGAACTGTGGAAAAATCTCAGTTGCAGAGGTTCAGCGTATTCGGATGTGATACGTCACCTGTCTAACTGTAACGATATGCAGTTCCCAGAGATCAAACGTAACAGACATGTGTGGTCTTTCAGAAATGGCGTTTTTGTGGGTAAAAGTTGGTCTGCGAGTACTGGGTTGTACGAGACCAAATTTCACACGTACGAGTCTAATGAATTCAAGAATTTGGATCAAGCGATCGTGAGTTGCAAATACTTTGATACCGAATTTGAAGATTATTCGACCAACGAAAGGTGGGAAGATATTCCCACTCCACACTTCCAGTCTGTTTTAGACTACCAAAAGTTTGATTCGGAAGTCTCGAAGTGGATGTACATCATGGGTGGACGCCTCTGCTTCGATGTGGGTGATATGGATGGTTGGCAGGTCATTCCATTCCTCAAGGGTATCGCTCGTTCGGGTAAATCTACGCTGATTACGAAGGCGTTTGCACTTTTCTATGACATAGATGATGTTCGAACTTTGTCCAATAACGTGGAAAAGAAATTCGGTCTCTCGTCCATCTACGATGCATTTGTGTTCATCTCCCCAGAAATCAAGGGTGATATTTCTCTCGAGCAGGCAGAATTTCAATCTATCGTATCTGGTGAGCAAGTGTCGTGTGCCGTTAAACACGAGAAGGCGAAGACGATGACTTGGAAGGTTCCGGGTGTTTTGGGTGGGAATGAAGTCCCGAGTTACAAGGATAACTCCGGTTCCGTGTTGCGTCGTATTTTGACTTGGAACTTTGGTAAACAAGTCAAGGATGCAGATCCAACACTCGAGAAGAAGCTCGAGGCGGAAATTCCCGTGATTCTCCAGAAGTGTATTCGGGCATATCTCGAGTACGCACAAAGGTACGCAAACAAAGATATTTGGAACATCGTACCACAATATTTCAAGGACGTACAGAGACAAGTTGCAACGGTATCGAGCACACTTGAGAATTTCCTCCAGTCTCCGTGCATCAAGTACGGCGAAGACTTACGATGCCCACAAAAGGTATTTGTGGAGAAATTCAACGAACACTGTACTGCGAACAATCTTGGCAAACCTCGCTTCAACCAAGATTTCTATGCAGGTCCATTCAGTCAGCGCGACATCGAAGTGCGTCAACACAGCGAGCTTTACAACGGTGGTGCATACAGCATGCAACCGTTTGTGTTTGGTCTAGACATAGTTACAGACACACTCATTTCTAACGAATCAGACGTGTAATTAAAATATAACCCTACATTAGAATGCAACGCCCCCAGTCCCTGCAAAAATTCATTCAAAATTCAGGCGTTCAAATTCAAAGATCCTCTCCACCAACATTCCCTAGAAGGTTGCAAAACTCCATGATAAATAACGAAAACATGGGTGAGTTTGCACAGTTCGTGTATAACGAAAACAACTCACCTGTGTCTCGTCTTTCTTTGAGTGGACTCAACCCTGGTATGTTTAACGCGACGGTCAACAAAGATTTTGATGCCGAGTCGCGCGTAGATTTGAAATACATTCTCAATAAAACTCCACTCGGTCGAACCGCGTTAGGTGAAGGTCTTTACATAGATACGAAAGAGATGGTAGGATATTACGGAAGGTTTAAGACGGGCTTCTCACACACGAGAGAGTACGGCAAAAAGGGTAACATAAACGAAAAGTTTTTCACGGTTCAAGTAAAATTTTCAATCACAAATGGCACAGAAACGAGTGGTGGCACGGTTAATTTTTATAAGAATGGTAAAATTCGATTTTCGGGTGGTTTTGTCGGCAAGGGTGAAGAGATTGTTAACCAACCAGAACTCATACGTAAGTTCATGGTTAAAAAGTACACTCCCGGACAATCGTTCTTGTATAACCGCTTCGAATACAACAACTTGAGTGGTCAGTTTAGAATGAATGGCGTTTTCAAAAACATGGCGAGACTCCACGCAAACAGCGTGCGTTACGGTTTCAAATCAAATTATGAACCGGAGATTTCCCCGATGATGTATGCACTTTACAATGGACACAAATACATAATAGCTAAATCGGGCGCGATACAAATTTCGGGTGCGTCAAATCCATCTGCGCTCAATGCCGCGTATAATGCGGCTTCCGGATTTTTCTCCATGTTATACGCGAAGGGTGAGATACAACTCACATCAAATGTACCCAAGAACATGGCTCGTAAAACAGTGGCTGTTCGTGCAAAAGTGTCTACGTGTCCAAAGTCTAGAAGACCGCCGTGTAAACCAGGGTATCAAGCCAAAAAGAATCCACAAGGCGACGAGTGTTGTTACAAAATTCCAAAACGAAAGAGTACACGTAAATCTCCCACGAACAATTCTAAGAAGATCACCTACGATAACGATGGAACCATGCGTGTAGGTAAAAAGAAATGTGCCGCACTCACGAAATCAACCCTTTTAGATGTCGCGAAAAAGATGGGTGTCGTGGGAGCAAAGGCGTCAAACAAGAAAGACAAGATATGTGGTATGATTAAAAACTTGGATTTGGGAAACTCTACGTTTAAGGTCAAGGGTAAATCGTGTGTGTCTTACAAGAAGGATGAACTCATAGCCCTCGCACTCAACAATGGTGTGAGCGTTGAAGATTCCGACACAGTCAAGACTCTATGTGAAAAGCTCAAGCTTTCGGAAAACAAGGCAAAGAAGAACGCGGCTAACCAAGCAAAATTAGCTAAAAACTTGAACCGGGCACTCAAAAATGACGCGAAGAATGCGGCGACTGAAAAGAAACGTCGCCTCAACACAAACAGCGTTAGAAATGACATCATAAAATTGTACGGTCCAAGATGGATGAAGAAATACAAGAACGTCATGAACGTAGAAAAGGATGTGAAAGACATGACAAACCTTCTTAATAACGCGTCAAAAGAGAGTAACCTCACGAATAAGAGGGGTATTTTGAAAAAGATGCCCGCGAACGACATAAAGCGAGATCAAGTTTCTGAATGGAAACAAGCGCGCGTACTTCAATATAAGAAAAATCTCATACAAAAAGAATATGGAAAGCACGGAAATGCTGTCGTGAATTACATATTAACACATAGTCCTACTAAGACCAAAATAAAGGAATTCATTAAAAAGTACGAAAAGACGCGAGCGAATTTAGCTAAGCGCACGTAATGCTTCGATTTATCATCTTCTCAGGCTCGGATGCCTGTTTAATGTGTTTCGCGTGATATGAAAAATCATAACCTATGAAACGCTTTTTTATTTGATCGGACACACCGACAGCTTCGAATTGTCGCGCAGTTTGTGAACACACGGATTTGCGTTCAACTTCCAAAAGCCTGTCTTCCATCATGACAAACTCTTTGAGTGTTTCATCACTCAAACCGTCCTGTTTCATGGTTTCGAACATTTTCTTCGACATACCATGAGACATATGAAAGTTTTTAGTTTTATAACCTAGAACGCCTACGTTATCTTCTGTATATTGGGCACCAAATACAAAAAACGCTATGATCAATATTACAAGTATCCAGATCATTACTTACTACTATCCAAGATATTAAATACATCTTTGATTTTGTGTACGATGTTAAACAGTGCGTTATCATCTGTCACGAGCTTAGGGTCAATGATTTCAAATTCAATTTGATATCTATTCGGGTCTTCGGTATCCATGTCTTCAACGTCTCCGTTTATGATAGTCATGTCAATAGAAAGGTTTTTTCGAATGAAAGACAATCTGTACTTGTTCTTCTTCTTGTCCATCTCACCTTCATAATCTTCGATGGGTATCTCTTTTGAAATACCGAAACGAACATCGTAAGGTGCACCTTTCAGTTTT